TGCCTTATTCTTATCATCGTCATCAAACTCTAATTCAATTACTTTACCTACAACTGTTATCCCTTCGCTATATTCACTCTTACCTAAGTCATACACAATGATATATTCACCTTTGTTCAAGTCTCGTATTTTCATTTAATGCACCGCCTTTGGGAAAATGTCGTTTTCCATCAGATACACACACCACTTGTTACGTTTATGGACTTGCGGTGTTCCATCGTATAACCATGGATGGTCTCTTCTTCTCTTTTCTTCAATGAATCTCTTTCTATCTTCTTCAACTTTCTTTTTCATTTTTTCCATATATCTGTAATTCGCTAACTTCATCTCGCGAGGTACAAAGCACGCCTCTTTAAGCGTCCAGCCGTATCTAATTCTCATACGTATAAGTGCTTTAGAAATACCGTTAATTTTAGCTTGTTCGATGTAGTCGTCTGGAATTTCATAAACCTTATCTTTTATTCTCATTACATTTTCCATCAACTATACCTCCAGTCCATAATTTTCAATTTGTCGAATTCTATAAATTTTCCATCTAAGTAATCGTTTTTGTGATTTTCCATATCGTGCTCAATATATTCAGTTAAGTCTCTATTCTCGTTATGATCATACACGGGTATTTCTACTTGTCGCTCAAAAGTTGCGTCATATCTGACTGTGATTGTTTCCATTTTCATTATTCATCACCCTTTAGCTTTCTTCCTCTCACGTCTTGCCACTTTCAATTCTTCGTAAGTTATCCATTCTTCACCTGTATACTTAGGTGCTTTACATATCCAAGTTAATTTCACACCTTGATATTTGTATCTAAATAACTTCGCCTTTAATTTAGCTGTTTCAGTAGCCATGCCTTTAACGTCTATAACTTCAATTAGCTTTCCGTCATTCCATAATGCAAAGTCTGCAATGTATTCAGCCTTACGTTGTTTACCAAATTTAGGTATTAGCTCATATCTCGGTTGTATCTCGATATAGTCATAACCATCTATAATTAATCGTTGTTCTAAATACTTGTAGTAATCACATTCAACTTTGCTATCGAACGTTATACCTTTATACTCAACTTTCTTTGCGTTGTATTTACTCAAGTGCGCCACTCCTATAAGAAATCAAATATATTCGTTTGATCTGCTCTTACTAAGTTGTATTCTTGTTTAATTTCTTCTAATCTTTCGTTTGTAATTGTATATTCATCTAAATCAAAGTGTTTGTTTAATCCAAACACTCGATTTCTACCTCTATCTAATGGAATAACCTCAATTACTTTATTAGTATTAGCTTGTTTTAATTTATATTCTGTGTGCAATCCCATTTACTTCACCTCGATAATAGCGACCCTATTTTGACGCTCTACACGTTTTTGGATAAATAGTTCATACAACTTCTTTTCGTCGCCCTGTGCATGTTCTATGAGTTTCTGAGCGTACACATCAGAACACTCGAGATTTTGTTTAATAAATTCTACAGTTATCAAAATTTGATACCTCGCATTCGGTAATCTTCACCGTCCATTTTGACTAATGTTGTATTCGACATCATACGACTGAATATACGTTGAGCGTCTTTGTTTTTACTTAGCTCTTGCGCATTTAAATTCGTTGTATAAATATTGTGCTTGCCTACTCTTGATTCAATCAGCTCAAACATCTTACTTGTCGCAAATTCATTCATATTAATACCGAAGTCATCGAATACCATTAAATCAACGTCACTGATTACTTGATTTAATTCTTGTTCTGTTAAGTTACTGTCTTTGTTGTATGTGCCTTTTATTGTTGAAATAAGTTGCGGTACATTCATGTAAAGTACTGAATAACTTTTCTCTTTCACCGTCTTTACTATCGACATACTTAAATGTGATTTGCCTGTTCCGAATGATCCTTGCAGCAATAACGATTGCTTATTATCTAACGTGAAGTTGTTTGCATATCTCTCACATAACGCTTTAGCTCTCGCCAAATCTTCATTCGTTGCTTTATAGTTATCAAAAGTGCAGTTAGCTAAATCATCATTTATAATTGATTTCTTGAATATATTGTTAGCTTTTTGAGATTTATGCCGTTGTTCAAACGCTGCTTTTCTTTCTTTCGCTAGCTTTATCATTTCACAATCACAACCATCTTTAACTACATAACCTGTATCAAATTCGTAGTAGTCATAAATACGTCCACATTTATCACACTTCAAATTGTATTCTTGTTTAACTAATTCATTTTTAAATCCTACTTTACTTGCGATGCTTTCAAAGGGATTCATTTAATCACTCCCTAAAATAAATTGGCATATGGGTTATCATCTGATTTCTTATTACTTACTTGTTGATTAAGATATCCTTCAAACTTATTACCAAATAGCGTTTCCGGTCTTAGGAACTTCTCCATGTCCGTTCCTTTCCATTCAGCTACTTTGTTATCAATCACTTTTTTGAAATCGTCTTCTGTAAATCCTTCATTCCATCTAGCTTTAATTACAGTCTGTGTTTTATTAGTAGTGTGTTTATAGTGCTTACCGGTTTTTTCATTAAGATAGTTAATGATTGGTTGGTAATGTGGTTGATGCGTAGTCGGGTTGCCCGACAATGTATTACCATCATTATTAGTATTGTTATTATTAGTTAAATCATTATTAGTACTATTATTATTAGTAGTATGCGATTCTCCTACGTAGGTTTTTCCTATGTAGGAATTTCCTACGTTGGTTTTTCCTACGTTGGAAAATCGAATGTGGTTAGGTTGCTCATATACTAAATATTCATACTCTTTCAATCTACCTTTATCATCACGCTTTCTATTACGCTGTATATAACCAACTTGTTCCAATTCTTTAATCCCACTTTTCAAACCACTAAGACCATCACTAGAATGTTTAACTATTTCTGTTTCATATACTTGCCAGTCATCAGGTCTACTAAGTAAATAAAGCAATATACCTTTTGCTTTCCAACTTAAATTATCGTCGTGAATAAAATCTTTATGGACAGTTACAAAACGTCCACTCTCTTTAAACACTCTAAACGTTGCCATTTTTCTCACCTTCTCCATATAAAAGCCATTCAACTGTTGTGTTATAATCTTTTGCAATCTGCTTCAATTTATTCATTTTTGGTACGTGCACGCCATGTTCCCATCTGATAACTGCAAATCTATTAACACCGTATTTCTCCCCGAATACGACCTGCGTCAGATTTGATTTCGTTCTTAGAATCGCTATTCTGTAACCCATTAAACGCATGTCTCTATAATTTAACGGTCTTGCTTTCATTGTTTTTCACCTCGTAACATACTATTGAGTTTGTCGTCTACTGCTATCCAACTATTATGCAAATGGTATAAATCATCGAATGATTGAACACCTATATTATGTTGTTGGTTATGATGTCGTCTGCATAAAGCTAATACATGTTTTCCATAATGATTCATCTTATTGCGGTTCATTCCGCGTCCTACAGTTTCATAATGCGCTAAGTCAGCCTTAGGCTCACCACATATTACGCAGTTTCTATTTATCGTCGCCCAATACAACATAGCTTTATCACCTTTTAGTAACTTGCTTGTTTCCATTCTCATAGGTATTTGGTTATGGAACATAAAGGCAATGATTAATTCTATTAACTCGCTAGCTATACGTTTGCTGCAGTTACTTAAACTTATGTGACTATATCCATTCATAATTTCTAATTCAGCTTGAAATCTTTGTCTCAACGCTTCTACTGGTTCGCCCCAATGCAGTTCAATATCTCTACACAATGCGAATATCTTTTTGCGTTGGTCAATTGAAATTAATTTATTGTCTGGAACAGTTACATCTGCGTTGACTGTATAACCGTTATCTATTAACTCGGTATGGCTATTCTCCAATTCAACACCAGTGGCAACAACGGAGTATGTTCCGTCGTTGTCTTTCTGGTATCTAGTAATTCTTTGCATTTATACCAACTTCTCCACTTTAAAATAATTGCCGTCTAAATCGGTTACTGTCGTAAATCCTTTTTTTAACTTTGTACTAATGTAACTGTGACTTCTGCCTAAAAAATAACTTGCTCTAGTCATACTTATAAATTGGTATTCAATACCTAAATGATTGATTAATTTAACAGACATGTTCGTCGATTGTAGTCCTATTTCAAACGCATGATTTGTGTTTTCCTTGTGCGTACACCATTCAAGATTGTTCACGTTATTATTCTTAGGATTTCCATCAATATGATTAATACACTCTTTTCCTTCGATAGCTGGTATAAAAGCAATTGCAACTAACCTATGAACCAAAAAATCTTTAGATTCACCATTTTTCCAAAGGTTAACTCTTACATCTCGACCATTTGGCGTTTTATCTTTTAAATACCGTTGTTTCCAATTTCTAATTCCATGCTTTTTTGTGAAAGTGGTTTTATTTTTATGTGTTCTAACTCTTCCGAAGTTGCTAACTTCGTAAATGTTTTCATATCCAACAACGTCCGTCCAAATTTCTTTCATATAAACACCTCATTAGAACGGAAGGTCTTCTGACTGAATATCAATCGAACCATTAGCATTTGCGAATGGATTTGATTCAGTGCTTAGCGAATTTTTAGACTGATTATTTCCTTGTTGTTCTGCACGTTTCATTTCTTCGGTTTTTGGTTCTGGTTTATTAATCACTTCGTCACCTTTATTCCAAACTTTTACAAAAGAAAGTCTCACAAAGTACTTGCCTTGATCTTCATTAAATTTATGTTTTAAAACGATTGTTCCCATTTTATTAATCAAATCATCAGTATTAAATGTTAAATCTGGTAAGTTTAATTTGATTCCTAATCTACTTAAAAACTCTACATACTGTTTTTCTTGGAAGTCTTGTTGGAATGGTGGTACAAATTGATTGTGCTTATACTGTTTACCTTCACTATTTTCAAATACGACTGTGAAATATCTGTTTTGACTGTCATTGAATTCAATATCTTTAACTTTTACTGTAAATTCTCCAGCTCCTAAGAAGTCGCCGCCTTTTAAGAAAGTCTCTTGATTAGTTTCTTTAATGTGTTGTGCTTGTCCTGAAATATTCATAATTTAATACCGTCCTTTTAATTTGTTTTAATTTCCGTTTCTTATTGCTTCTACTACGTCTGTAATACTTGGATTAATAAATTTTTTATTGCTTATAGTCACACTTGGTGAGTGTCTAATTTTCGTTTCAAATGTTTCTGATGGCTCTGCATTTAGAACGTATTGATACTTTACTTCTCCACCTTCTTCATAGTTTTCAATTAACATTCTTGCTAATACATCACTTTGAGAAAGTACAGCTTTACGTATTTGATCTTGTGCTTCTAATGTGACAATTGGATTAATTATTGCACCATCGTCATTTTTCTCTTTGTTAATACCTTCATGACCTGACACTGCAAAATGGAATTGATATTGTTCTTGGAATTTAGCAACTAGTCTATACATACTTACTATGCGCTTAGCTGCTTCTCCCCAGTCATTAAATGTAGGCTTTTTAGTAGAACCTTTCATTACATCTTCCATTGTCATATCACGCAGTTTCTGTAGGGTTTCAATTACTACTACATCAATTTCTTTACCTTTATCTCTTAAAGCTTGTATGACTTGTGGCAATGCTTTAATTACGTATATAAAATGTTGATAATTCTTAATTGATACAACTGCTCCATCTTCCGAAACAGTTGTGCCATCTTCATTTATATCTAATACAAGTGCATTTTTATCTTTTGTTAGGAATGTCGTTTTACCTGTTCCAAACTTGCCGTATATAGCAAATTTGTAATATTTATTTGCATTCTTTTCACTAATATCTTGAATGTGCAACTTACTAAGGATGTCGTTATTTTCGCTCATTTATCTCACCCTCAAGCTTTGTGTTTGTTTAATTTCTACGCCTGGCACTTCATTTTCTTCTTTTAAATGTTTTAATAGTGCTTTTTTATCTATCTTAGGTGCTTGTGATAGCCAAAAATCTTTAGGTATGTGTTTTTCGTCTGTGACATGTAAACTAGGAGGATTGTTTTGAATGTTATAACTATTCAATGCTGTTTTGAATTTAGTCTTACCTGTTGATTCCATCGCTTCTTTTAATGATTCTTTTAAACGATCAATCCCGTTTTTATTAGTTGTTTTACGTTGCTGCAACCTTTTAATTTCTTCGTCAATCGCTTTGTTATCACTCTCTAATGATTTGATTACAGATACATAACCATCAGCTTTATCTTCTAATGCATCATTTATACTTGCTAGAGTGTCATTTAAAGCTTGTTCGTCACCTTGTTCAGATATCAACTCATAAACTTGTTTGTAGTTATCTGTTAAATCAAATAATGTACTCATTTAAATCCCCCTACCATGCCATCACCGCAGTTATTATATTGTCGGCTTCGTCAGTGTTTTCTTCTAACCAGTTGAATACAGCTTGCCCTAAATAATCACGAGCATAATCAAAACCTGTCATCTCATCAATGTTAATTTCATCTATTACTTCATGTTGTAATGTTTCGATAGATATATTAACTTCGAATTGCGTTATCTTCTTAACTCTCAATGTGAAATGGAATCCTTGTATGTTAACCACTTTTTTAGTTTCTTCGTTTATTTCGTAATACATTGACGAAACACCTCTATCCGTGTATATTTAAGTTGTATATTTTATTAATCGTTTGACTGTTAAGCGTTGGCGCGCTTAGCGGTCTTTTTTTCTGCATAATATGTGTTCCAAAATGCGTAACTACCGATGTAGCTTGCGATTGCGAATACGACGCTGTAATGAAAATCAAAAGTTATCATTGAAAAAATCATTGTGCTTAGTACTGCAGTTGACCATGCTAAAATGTGTCTCATGTTATCCCTCCTTTAAAAATTACGTTTAGCACGTTTTTTTATTTCTTCGTCATATTCATTCAAAAACTCTTTCATTTTCTTTCTATTAAATGAGTATTTACCTCCACCGTTTCGGCTAACAAAAGTACTGAATGGTTCTATTTTTCTTCTGAAATAAGGTTCTGTAATAATATGTTTCGTGATCCAAGGTATGGAATAGTTATAATAATTCGCTACTTCTGTTAACGTCATATTCATTGGTTGGTTATCGATAAGATCTTGGTATTCTATTTTAGAGATGATTATGTGCGTTTCCGGTATTGGTACAGTCACGTTAATTGTTTGTAAATCACTCATTCCATTTCCTCCTACTCTGATAAAAATTTATTGATAAAGTATTGTTGTCCTTTACCTGTAACTTTTGTTGTTCTTGTGACTCTGATGGATCCATCTGGATTGTTTTGAGTTCTCTTTTTGATATCCATGATTTTTAAATCCATACTTCTTTGAGTAGGTAAATTATATGACTCACCTTGTTTTTTAATTAAATATCCATTATCTCTTAACCACTGGAACAATCTATTTTGTCCAATTTTCACTCCGTTCTGACTAATTAACTTAGCAAGTTCTCCTACAAGTATTGAACTTGTACTTGTATCTACTGCATCTGCAAACATTACTTTTGGTTTGTTCTTCTCAATCTGTGTTTCTAACTGGTTGATTGTACTATTCGCAATTTTCAATGCACGTTGCATTATCATTTCTGGACTATTCCATGCTTTTTCAACTTGGATGAAATAATGTCTTGCTCGTTTACCAGGTTCGCTTCGTTGAATCATTGCTATTTCTTTTGCAGTGTCTAATGTGAGTGCGTGATCTAAGTAGTTAATCGAATTACCTTGAGCTGTTACTCTTTTTTGAGTAAGAGCTGTATAATCGATATTTTCTTCGAAACCGTAATTAACCATTCTTTCAAACCAATCGTTATATCTTGTCTTCACTTCTAAAGCTTCATGTAGTTCTCGACCACTGATTGCAATTTCTCCATTTTCTTTTTCTTGAATATTGAATATTCTTGATATGTTCGATTTGTTTTGTAAATCTTGCATTTGGGCTTCCTCCTTTTTAACTTAAAGTTAATCGAGTGGTAAATTTTTTTGTCGAATATCTATGTTTTCGATTTCTACTTCATAAAGCTTAGCAAGTGCATAAATAACTAAACCTTTGGGTTCAACATCCCCTTTTTCCCACTTTATTACTGTGGGTTTGCTGACACCAAGGATGTCTGCAACATCTTGTTGGTTCATCTCTTTATTTATTCGCAAAGCTTTAATTGATAATTTTGTCATGTCATCACCTCCGATAACCAAATCTTAATTTACTTAAAGTTAAAAGTCAAGCGCAAAAGTTAAATTATTTTCTTTAAAGTTAATTTACTTATTGTAATTATTTTTAACTTATGGTAAATTAGTATTACTTTAGTAATACTAAAAAAAGAAAAGAGGGCCATAAAATGACACAAAAATCAGCTAGAAAAATTTTTTCAGAAAATCTTTTGTCACTTTTGCATCAAAAAGGAATTGACCAAAAACAGTTAGCTATGGATTTAGGGATATCTCCTGCATCAGTTACACATTGGATTAAAGAAAATAAATATCCTCGTATTGGTAAAATTGAAGAAATAGCTGAGTATTTTAATGTTCCTATGTCTAGACTTACTCAAGATCAGAGCAAAACAGAAATTAATCAACAAGACACAATTGCAGCTCACTTTGATAAAGATGGCTTAACAGAAGATGAAATAGAAGAAGTCAATAAATTTATAGAATGGGTTAAGAATAGAGATAAATAAGGGGTTTTTGGATGGGACTATACGAAGATTTGTGTATTGCAAACGACAACATAGAAATTAAAGAAACCAGTCGCTTACCTAATTTTCAACCTGGTTGTTATATGAATGGAGAAATTTTTATAAAAAATAATTTACCTGATACTCGAAAAGCAGAAGTATTATACGAAGAATTGGGTCATCATGCAAAAACTTATGGGAATATATTAGATCAAAGCAAATGGATTAATCGTAAATTTGAAAGTTATGCAGTAAGACATGGTTATGAAGCTTCCTTACCCTTTCATTTGATAATAGAAGCGTATCATTATGGAGTAAGTAATTTATATGAATTATCTCAATATGTTCAATTGAGCGAGAACTATATAACTAAAGTTTTAAAATTTTATAAACAAAAATACGGATTGGATATATATTATAAAGGTTATGTAATTAAATTCGAGCCTTTACAAGTGTTTAAACATTACGAAATAAATTAACCAACCTTTAACGTGTATCCTTGTACACGTATGTCTAATTATAGGTTGTTTGATATAAATTAATTTTATTATTAGGGAGTGTTAATGTATGAAAAAAGTCTTGTTTTTAATTTTAGCTAGTTTTTTAGTATTAGCAGCTTGTGGGCAAGAAGAAAGCAAGTCGGAAGATAAAAAAGAAACAAAATCCTCATCAAAAGATGATAAGAAGAAAAACGAGGATAAAAAAGCTAAAGATGATAAAAAGGAAAAATCTAAAGCGAACAATAATACAGAAAATGAAACACAACAAGAAAATACAGAACAAAAAACTCAAGTTGTAAATCAACAAGAAACAACACAAGAACCTGTTCAATCACAACAAACTCAACAATATCCAAAACAACAACTAACACCCGAAGAGCAACAAAGAGCTGATGAATTAAGAGCAAATGAAAATTCTCAATATAGTGATGATTGGACCGAAGAAGACCAAGCGCAAGCAGAATCTCGTACGGACGGTTATGGTATGGCAGATGATACTGGTGACTCCGTCGATGAAATGATGAAACGTAGCGAAGAATTCAATAAAGAAATGGGATTAGAATAATTTTACGGGCAGTTCCCTACTGCCCTATATATTTTTATCTTTTTTAGGAGGTGAGGCTTATAAAAGTAGGTTTTCATATTTAAAATTTAGGAGGAATAGAAATGAACGTAACAAAACGAACTAACAAATGGCAATATGATTTCAGGTATAAAAATAAGCGATATCGTAAAGGTGGATTTAGGACCAAAAGAGAAGCTACTACTGCTGGAAACGAAAAGTACAATGAATTAACTAAAGGCTTAAAAACTGACACCGAACTATCTTTCATAGAATATTATCATGATTGGTTGAGAGTGAATAAAGAAAATAGAGTAAGTAAGTCATCCTATAATCGTTATTTATATTCAATTAAGGCATTCGAAGAAAAGTTTGGCGATATTGCTATGAACGATATTACTCAATTGAAATACCGTGAGTTTCTAAAAGAATACGGTGAAGGCAAGTTTCTAGAGGATGGTGGTAGAAAAGTTAGTAAGGAAGGCAGAACTACAAACAGTGTTCAAAAATTACATTATTGTTTGAAATCTTCATTGCAAGATGCATTTAGTGATGGATATATACAACGTGACCCTACTTACAATGCAAAGCCTATCGGAACTAAAAGTAAACAATCGGAAGAAGTAAAATTTATGTCATTAACTGCTTTTAAGAAACTTAAAGCAAGAGTATCAGAAAGTAATGAATTATCACACTTAGTAATCTATATTTTGATATGTACAGGTGCAAGGTTTGGAGAAATTCAAAAACTGAAATACGATGATATTTTAAGAAAAGATAATTTAATACACATACCAGGTACAAAAACAGAAAATGCAGATCGCACAATTCCTATATCTCGTAAAGATATGAAACATATAACTAACGTTTTAAATTCCCGCGCCATTTCTTTCAATGGATATATATTTAATACCGGTGCTAATTTAATAAGTAATAATGCAGTAACTAAAGTTTTACATCGTTTTTGTTTAGAAGAAAATATTGGGAGATATAATTTACACGCTTTACGACACACACATTGTTCAATGTTAATTCATGAGGGTATGGCAACACATTATATAAGTAAACGTTTAGGTCATTCTAATATTACCGTTACTCTATCTACTTATAGTCATTTGCTTGAAGAAGAACAATTACAAGAAGATGAAAAGTTATTAAGAGTATTAGATAATTTTTGA